TGTTAGAAACTTCATTGACTCCAGCATTGTCTTGAGATGCTGTATTCTCAACCGACTCTTTTTTTACTTGGTCGTTCATTGTTTGTTCTCCTTCTATATTGTTATATTAGTCAATTATCAAGATAATTGTAAAAATGCAACAGTATTAGGATATTTTTATAGATCGGAAGTTTTTACGAAATCGTAATTGCCAGTTATCTGTGCTATTTCTGGTAACCTAATTTCAATACCTTCGCATAACCAATCATACTCTAATTTAGATTCTTCATCTTTTATTAATTTTCCTAACTCAATAAATCTATTGTAATCTTCTAAAGTTAGTGTTTTTTTTTGTATTATTAGTTCTGCTTCTTTTATTGGTTTCATTCTATATCTCCTTTATAAATTTAATAAATTGTGGGTCTACCAAGTCTGTTCTTTTCATTTCATAAAGACTAAAGTTTTCTGCGAACCATTCGTAAGGGTCTTTGTCTCCATATCTTGTTGCACTTTTTCTTAAATTTCTAGTTATTGTTTTAAGCTTTTCTTCTACAACCGGTGTAAATCTAGTTCCATAATTTGCTGTTGTTGCTGTTACCCCTTTCATTTGATGAACATGATGAGCAAATTCATGGTACATAACATTTCTTAATTGATCTAATTGATTGTCAAAATAAATAAAGGCATTGTATGGTCTGTTGTCTAGGTTATCTCCAAATTTCCAATTAACATCTGTTACCTTTAATTTTTCAAGATAAAAATTTCTATATCTTTGTAAATTTTCAGATTTAGTTAGATTTACATTTAACTTACCATCTCCCATTGACATAATTGATCTAGCAGTAGTTCTTGTTTTTACTATCCCTCTTATTTTTGGAATGTTGTATTTATCTGCAAGATCATCTAACTCTTGTTTAACAACTGATATTTCTGTTAGTAGTTTTTCTCCAATATTTCCTAATGATATTTTTCCAATATTTTGTGGATTACGAAATCTATTTATTGCAACACCACTTGCATCAACTGGGTATCTTACATCTTTAGTTGCGTTTACTATTTGTTGTTCTAATGATTTAATTGCTACTGCTTTTGGTACTGTTTGTAATTTGTCTGCTGTTATAGGGTTTTCTAAAGATGTTACATTAACTCCTGCTCTAGTTCTTGTAGTCGCAACTGGTGGAACAATAGTAGTAGTTTCTTGTGTAGCTGTTGGTTGTTCAAATTTATTTGTATCATATTCAAATGTTCCATCTTCTTTAATAGTTCCCCAATCTTTATCAACTGGTTGCCAATGATGTCTGCAATTATATCCACCTCTATCTAAGAATGGGTCGCTTCCTGATTTACCTTGCCATTCTTGTTGCCATAGTTCTCTTGCTTCATCTTCTGTAAAAACTCTGTCTGCGTTTTCAACACAAAAGTCTCTGCTATCTCTAATGATTGAACCATAATAAACATAAGACGTTAAACCTAATTCATCTGCTCTAAATTTTGCAAACTGTCCATCAAATCCCATTAAGGCATCTTGTACTATTTGAGATGAATATACTGCTAAGTTAGCACCTGTAACTGTTGAACCATAAGTTTGTTTAAGTTCATCTACTGCTGTTTTAAAATCTTCTGTGTTTGTTTTACCTGCAATCTTTTGTTCTTGAATAAAGTTTACAAGTTCTTTTTGTTTTTTAGTGTCTGCTTGTTGATATATTCCATTAATTTTATCTCTAATTGTTTGCACCATTTCTGTTATTGGTTTGCCTACTAATGTAGATTGATAAACTTCTTGTGCTAATGTGTTTGTAAATTCAGTAGCTAGATTTTCAAATTGACTAAATGCGATCTTCTTTAATTGTTGAATTGTAACTAGATCAGCTTCTGTGATTTGTTTAAATTCCTCAGGTATAGGAAGCTTTCCGTAAGTAGCTACAATCGTTCCAGCTATCTTGTCATAATCATTTATAAATGCTTGTGCTTTTGTTAAGTAAAGTTCTTCTATTGCTTGTTGTAGTTTTGGTCTTATTTCAATCGCAAGTCTAGTATTGAATAATGCACCATCTTGTACTGGAAGTTTTGACACAGCTTGTACTACTCGCTGTTCTAATGTTCTTAGTGTATCGTTTAATAGTTTTTGATGCTGTGCTTCTAAATTATCTACTGCTTTTGCTCTAATGATTTGCAGTTGCTGTAATAAATCTTGTGCCACATTAAATTGTAGGTAATGTTATTGGTTGTGGTTGAAACTCCCCTAAAGCTTGTGTTCCATTATCTATTTCAGAATCAATCTGTTCTAATGTAGTATCATCTTCAATAACAGTTCTAGCTATTTGTTTATCAATCTCTTTAGCAAAAGTAGCTGATTTAATATTACTTGCTTTAGCTTGTTGTAATAATTCTAAGTCAGTTGCCCAATCTCTAATGTCAAATGATTCAGGGTATTCAATCTCTCCATCAAATACAGTCTCTTGCCAATCAGCAAATAGTCTCCAAATTTGTTCTTCTGCAAGTTCCATTAGTTTAGATTTTTCAGATAGTCTTGCATTTAATAATTCAAATTCAGTTCTTAAAGCAATACCAGATTGTACTCTCTCAGCAGTTGCTCTTAGAGTTCCTACATGAGTTAAACGATTTATTGCTTCTACTTTGTGATTAATTGAAGCTAATACACCATCAAGATTGCTACCACTTGGTTGTAAGATATATGGTTTTAAATTAGCATCTAAGTTTTCAGGTATTTCAATAATAGAACCTGCACCAGCACCTGCATCAGTATCTTTTGTTTTAACTAATGATGGGTGGTTAGATAGTCTAATGATTTGTTCAATCTCCGAAAATTCATTGTAAATTGCTTTTTGTAAATCTGCTACATCAGTTAAATCAGATACACCTAGTCCTCTCATTGGACTTCTTTGATTGTATAAAATAACTGCTGGTATTTTCATTAAAGGATTTGGAAGTGAACTAATTAATTTAGGTTCGTCTCTGCTAGTTGAAGAAACAAATACACAATCAATTTTATCTAAATACCAAAGCTTATAGTATTCTCCTTCTGCTGTTTGTTCTTCTCTAATTTTTAAATAGTCTAAGTAATAATAACCAGCATCATTTCTTGTGTAGTGCCAATCAAGTACATTCTCAGGAGTGTAGATGTTCAGATATGGTCTAATTCCTTGATCTAGTTCTTCTGCTCTAGTCATTACGTTTGTAGATGGCTTATCCATAAGTAACCAAACATGACCATAGATAGAAGCAAATCTTTGTGCTTCTCTCATCAATGCGTTAAATGATCTACCTTCTAAATCAGCATCATCTTTAAATTGTTCTACTGACATATCTTCAGTTAAAGAACCATATTCTCTTACCGGTTCAACTCTAAATAAGAATGATGAGTAAATGTCTATGATGTTACGACAATGATTGTCTAATGGAGTGAAGTTAATTCTTTTATGGTATTCGTTTTCAAATTCTAATTGGTAAGGTTGTAGGAATTTTCCGTCTTGGTATTCTTTGCCACCTAAATATGATCTGATGAAGTATTCCCATCTTGGCATCATACCTTTGTAATGTTGATGTTGGTTTTCTATATCTTGTCTTGAGTATGCCATTATGAAAATCTTTTAGGTTGTGATTTAGGTAAGTTAGATGTTATCGGAAATAAATATTCTATTGCGTATCCTAGTGCGTCAGTCATGTGATCGTATCCGTTACCTTTTTCTGGTTGCGTTGTGTTTTCCTTATAAACCTGTTTCATTAACGAATTTATAAGTGTTTTACAAGAAGGATTAATAAAAACACTTCTTTTACCCTCAAATGATTTTAGTTTGCTATTAACAGAATTAACTCTGTCTCTTACTAAAGCATGAGTATTCTTAGCTTTAACATTTAAACCAGCATTTTGCAATATAGTTAAATCAGTTCTTCCACCAGCAGAAGTTTTACGTTGTCTTGAAGCTGGGTCAGGGTAAACAATCATTTTTTGTTTAGGGTATCTGCTTAATAGTTCATCAATAAATTCATCAGTATTAGAACTATAAATAACTATCTCATCAAATACTTCTACAACATTGTTTTTAACATGGAATAAACAAGCTGACATTGGGTCTATGTTAAAGTCTAATCCAATATGAATAATAGCATCTTTGTCGTACTTACATTCTTGCACGTTTAATTCTCTATCAAAGTTATAATAAACAACACCTGAGTATGTTTCAAAAGAAGCTAAGTATTCTTGTCTAAATGTTCTCTCATCTAAATCATTCATGGCTTGTTTAATTTCTTCTGCATCAACTTGACCACCATCTAATGTAGTAAACTTAAATGATTTCCACTCAGGGTCAGAACCTAATCCTTTTTGATATATGTCATAAGACCAGTTACCATAACCTCTAGGTGTTCCTATAAACAATACATTCCCTGTAACGTGCTTATCTGAGATTGTTGGTCGCAGAACTTCTGTCCAAGCTTCAACTGGTATATCTGCATACTCATCAAGTAATAAGAAGTCCAAGCCAACTCCTCGTAAATTGTCTGGTGATTTATCTGCACCTTTTAAACTTATTTGGCTACCATTCCTAAGCACTAATGTTAGTTCTGTTTCATTAGCATATTTAATCCATCTTTTTTCAGTAGTAAGTCTTTTGATTTGTTTCCACATAATCTCCTTACTCATTCTGTAAGTAGGTGCTACATAGAATATCTTTGAGTTAGGTTTTCTACTTGCGAATCTAAGTAGTTCGTACATAGCCAAATGTGTTTTGCCAAATCTTCTTCCAGTAATTAAAACTCTAAATCTATTTGGACAGGTATAGACAGCTAATTGTGGTTCGCTAAATGCCATTGATAGTTCCTCTTAAAATTAATTTACTTATAACTTCTTCTTCCAATTTAACATTATGGTTGTAACCTTTGTTAGTTCCAATGTATTGCACTTCTTCCATTGTATATCTGTTCTTAGTTTTAAAGAAATCAAATCCAGTAATAGTTAGATTGCATTGACAATGAGTTGTTAGCCAATAGATAGAAACAAAACCAGTAGTTGGATTGTTGTAATTGTATAGCTTAGTCATTGTATTGTATTCTTCTTTGTTCCAAAACCAAGTTTTTTGTTTAAGT